ATCACAGTTTGTTCATGCTTTGTTCTCTTTTGAGGGCGGGGCGAGGGCCAGACACCCCCCCAGCGTTATATATACACACCCTGCAACACACGGGGATTTTGAAATGGACCTTTTTGGGTTGTATACAGGGGAAACAAGCTTTCCTGACAGGAATAACTGGTAAATAGTACACTATATAGTACATATGTTTCCTATACGAAACTTTATATGCACGGCGGCAAAGAAAAACTACAAGATAAACTGGATTATGTGTGTTTTATGGCTTGACTTAGGCTCAGAAAAGAGTATAACTACGTAGTAGTAGTAGCCTATAGTTAAACATTAAAGTTATAACAAAGAAATAGTTAACAAAGAATAGTTTAACTAACAAAACTTAGATATAGACAATGTTTAACTTTAAAGTTTAACTATAGGGTTGATATGTCTATTGCACTTTTCTCTTTATTTGTATTATCTGTGTTTATATTAATAGTTATGACTTATTTAAGTGGTTAATGGACTTGACACTATATACAATCTGTAGTAAACTATAATTAAGCTACAATTACATAGGTTATTACGCTCCTGTGTCTCCGCTCTCTCTCGCTCAAAGTAATAACTTTGTAGTTGTAGCACTTATTTACAATAAAGTTTAACTTAGAGCTTGACAATACCCATGAAACCAGTACAACTATGTGCAAGTGAAAGTGTTATAGAAGACTTCTACAGAGCATTAGCATCTAATAACACTCGTGCAATACAGAAGGTACACATTCCTAAGAGTGATGTGTTCTACGTGCGTGAAGCAATATACCAAGCTACGGATGCGTGGTACACATTAGACCACGTAGAGAGAGCTATGTTCTTAGAAGGGCATCTAACTCGTTATGAAGTGCTAGACCCAGACAGGGAGCGTAACTATGGTAGGTAGAAACTACAAAAAAGAGTACAGCAATTACCAAGGCAAGCCCTCTCAAGTTAAGAAGAGAGCCTCACGTAATACTGCTCGTGCTACTATGGTAGCTGCAGGCAAAGTTAAACTAGGTGACAACAAAGACGTAGACCACAAGAATGGAAACCCTAAGGATAACCGCAAGTCTAACTTAAAGGCTAAACCTAAGAGTGTTAATCGTAGTTTTCCTCGCAACAGTAAGGCAGGCAAGAAGTAGTGCCTAAGTTAAACGAAACATCAGAGTTCACTATACCGCTTAAGAACTTGTTAGGCTTAGTGGCAGCAACAGCTATATCTGTGTGGGCTTACTTCGGTATTATGGAGCGCCTAGCTTTCATAGAGAATGACGTTGCTACTATGTTTGTAGAGGTTGAAGAGAATGACACTTGGATAGATAACTGGAAACCGCCAGCGTCTGTTCAGGAGAACATCAAACGGGTTAGAGATATAGAGTTACAACTAGTAGAGATGCAACTTAAGCTACGAATATTGTTAGCTAGAAGGCAGTAGTATGGCAGTAGAATATAGAGGTGAGAAATTTGAAGGTTACAACAAACCTAAGAGAACACCTAAACATCCTAAAAAGTCCCACGTTGTGCTTGCCAAAGAAGGTGACACCATTAAGCTCATCAGGTTCGGCGAGCAGGGAGCAGAAACGGCAGGTAAACCAAAAGAAGGTGAATCTGACCGCATGAAGAAAAAACGTGCATCCTTTAAAGCAAGACACGGTAAGAATATAAAAAAGGGAAAACTCAGCGCAGCATACTGGGCTGATAAAGTCAAATGGTAAAAACATAAGGATATACATATCATGGCAACAACTACACTAACACAAGGCATCGAAGCCTATGAATCAGACATTACATTTGGTAATGGCATTGACGTAACTGGTACAGGTACTTTCTCTGACAGCATGACAGGTACTGGCTTACTGCATTCTTTTGGTACACGTAAGATCCAAACATTTGTAGGTTCACTAGCAGCTACAGACGCAGCCACAGCTTATGCTGATGGAGACGTTTTGGTAGAGCTAGGTACATTAGATACATCTACTCCATCAGGTATCGTAACCCCAACTAAGTTCTTTATCCATCGTGCTGTAGTATTTATTACTACTGTTGCAGGACCAACACTTGTTGGTGGTCTTATGCTTAGTGCTACTTCAGGTACAGCTACTAATTCTGCTGTATCTTCAGGGACAGAAATTGTAGGTGCAGGTGTTGCATCATTCAACCCACGTATCTCAGCTACTGACTCAGTAACTGAAATTGATTTAGATCTGGATGCAGCAGGGTATCACGTTTTTGATCCTCTAGTGCAGGCAGCTATTGCAAGCAAGCATTTGTATGTATTCGCTACTACTACTATGAACGCCGATGGTACTGCAGGTCGTTTCACTGTTGAGTTAGAATACTCAGTACATTAAGGGGGATAACTAATGGTTGACCAAGCTGCATTAGTAGGAGAAAACTTAGGGTGGTCTGTAGAGACTGCAGTTACTCTAGGTAACACTGCTACTACACACGTAGTTTGCACTAACGCTAAGATGGTGCTTATTGAAACAAGTCATGATTTAGACATTGGGTTTGCAACAGCGGAGGCTGACGTTACAGATAATGACATTATGCTTCCTGCTGGTGTACATACTCTTGTAGTACCTAAAGCTATAGGCAATGCTACTATACTAAACTATAGACGGGGTAGTGGTAGTAGTACATTAGTACGTGTAATTTTATCGTAAAACAAAGTAGCCCCGTTGTGTAATAAGTGCATGACGGGGTTGCATTAATATCTATATAAGTATATACTAAATTATGGTATAACTATCTCTGGTAACAAAGGAGATATACCATGTTTAAAAGATTAATAAGTAGACTACAGCACAACCAAATGCGTAGAGTAGAATACTGGCAGTTACATAACATGTCAGACATTATGTTAAAAGATATAGGGATAAGTCGTGGCGAAATCAAAGACAGGTTCTACAACCAAGAAAAAGTCAACGGTAAATGCGGCTGGTAATTACACTAAGCCTACTATGCGTAAGTCTCTTGTGGCATCCGTTAAGGCTGGCGGCAAAGGTGGAAGTCCTGGACAGTGGAGCGCTAGGAAAGCCCAGATGGTCGCTAAGCAATACAAAGCTAAAGGTGGAGGATACACGTAAATGTCACTAACTAATCAGAATAAAAAGAAAGTTACGAAGGTCATTAAAGGTTTGAAGAAAGCCTCTAAACTACACGCAGGTCAAGCTAAAGTCTTAAAGGGCATGACAGGCAAAAGCAAAAAGGCTAAAAAATGAAGAAGCTTAAACAGTTATTTAGTAACATTAAGAAGGTCCTTAAGCGTATAGCTAAGGCTTGGAGAGTTTTGCTAAACAAAAAGATGTGTGAAACGTGTGAAGGGTGTAGCTGTAATACGTAATGCCATATTTAACTAGTAACATACCCCACTTCAAAGCGTGGGTACGCCGTGAATACACCAAGAACATGGAAGAGTATCACGGGGAGTTCTTACACTGTATGGTTATTGGCGTTACTACAATGCCTAACCGTACACTAAGCTTCCAAGTAATCTTTACTGGATGCGAGTCTGACGATACAGATGACCCTAATATACACGGGGGTGCTATGTGGGCTAGAATGCCACTTACTGCATTTGTAGCTGACACACGCTACGAAGAGTGGCCTGAAGAGTTACCACCTTATCTTGCTCAGCCTTGGGACTGCATGTCTCACTGGCACTCAGTATATAAACTGGAGAGAGCAAGCCCAGCGCCGTGGATGGCTAAAGTAGACGGGGAGTTTTACCCTGCTAAGTATTATTTTACTGTAGACTATACTGACAGTGAAGTAGCAGATGATCCTGCACAGCATAAACAATCTCATGTGTTGGAGTTGTTAGATGCAGGACCATACACAGGTAACATGGTTGCGTTACCTAATAACAGGGTAAGGGTTACTCACCCTGCTTGGTTTGAGACAGGTGAAGGTGCTCCTGACTTCAGGCCGAATCAACACACGTTTAATTCAAAGGAAAACGTAGACTACGTATGGGACACACAAAGAGTATTTAACAATCTTTATCGGGAGACAGAGTAATGAAGAAGAAGAAAAAAACTATGGCTAAAGGCGGAGCCATGATGAAGAAGAAGACTATGGCTAAAGGTGGAGCCATGAAGAAAAAAGGTTATGCAGCAGGTGGTAAACTACCTATGAAGAAAGATCCTAAGACAGGTGCAATGGTTCCTGCCTACGCTATGGATGGCAAAGGCAAGATGAAAAACGGTGGCAAGGTCAAGAAAAAGGGTATGGCTAAAGGCGGGGCTATGAAGAAAAAAGGTTACGCTATGGGTGGTGTTGCCTCTTACGGTACTGCTAATCCAACGCCTATGGGAATGCAAGAGCCAAAAATGCCTATGGACCCCAAGAAGCCTTCAATGGCTAAAGGCGGTAACATGAAGAAGAAGACTATGGCTAAAGGTGGAGCCATGAAGAAGAAGGGCTACGCAATGGGCGGCAAAGTAATGACGTACAATGTGGGTGGCATGGTTAAAAGTACTGGCACTCTGAATACGGGTATTAAAAAAGCTAGTCCTACAGGCTACAATAGCTAATGACACTAAAAAAATCTCAGAAGAGCTTAGCAGCTTGGGGCAAACAGAAGTGGGGTACTAAAAGTGGTAAACCATCTACTCAAGGTCCTAAAGCTACAGGTGAACGCTATCTCCCCAAGAAAGCTATTAATTCTCTTAGTTCTTCTGAGTATGCCGCTACAACACGATCCAAGCGGAAAGGCACTGCTTCGGGTAAGCAGCATGTGGCTCAACCAAAAAAAGTTGCTAAAAAAGTAAAACCTTACAGGAAGATTAAGTAATGGCACGTACTCTTACAGAAAATCAACAAAAGTTTTTAGACGTACTATTTGAAGAGGCTGCAGGAGATGTTGTGTTTGCTAAGAAGTTAGCAGGCTACAGCGAGGGTTCGTCTACTACAACTATTGTAGCATCATTAAAGGATGAGATATTTGACGCGACTAAAGAATACATGTCTAGGGTGGGGCCGAGGGCTGCTGTTGCTTATGCCAGCGCTCTTGACGATCCTACCCAGTTAGGCATCAAAGAGAAGATGGTAGCAGCAGGGCAGATATTAGATCGTGCTGGTATTGTTAAGACTGAGAGAGTTTCAGTAGAGTCAGCAGGTGGTTTGTTTATACTTCCACCCAAGAATACTGACGATGCAGAAACCTAGTAAACCTGCTAGACCTCTAAAGTATGAATACTGGATGTTACCTGAAGCACCTTTTAAGGTAAAGCTTTGGGAGCGAATACCTAGAACTAGTAGATACATTCCTTTTGGGTATGAGGTAGACCCAGAGGATGAAGATTGGTTACAACCTATTTCTAAGGAATTAGAGTTATTAGAGCTTGCAAAGAAACACATAAAGAGTTATAGTTACAGGCAAGTGTCTGCGTGGTTAACAACACAATCAGGCAGAAGCATAACCCATGATGGCTTGAAGAAGAGAATAGATGTCGAAAGAAAGCGAAAAAGGCTTACTACAATTAAACGCAAGTTTGCCGAAAGGCTCCAAAAAGCGTTACGTGAGATCGAAATCCTCGAAACAGAAAGAGTCGGTTACTACTCCTATGAAGGCGGAAACACCTCGCCTAAAGATACCAGCAGCGCCTAAGGCTGCAGAATATGATGTACCTAACGCACAAGAGATAGTCTTTAAGCCTAATCCAGGTCCACAGACACAGTATCTAGCGTCAGGAGAACGTGAAGTACTATATGGTGGAGCAGCAGGGGGTGGCAAGAGCTACGCAACACTAGCTGACCCGTTACGAAACTTAAACAGTCCAGACTTTAGTGGGCTACTAGTGCGACACACAACAGAGGAACTAAGGGAGCTTATACAGAAGAGCCAAGAGTTGTACCCTAAAGCTATACCCGGTATTAAGTGGTCTGAGCGTAAGAGCCAGTGGACTACACCTAGAGGCGGTACACTGTGGATGTCTTACCTAGACAGAGACACAGACGTTATGCGCTACCAAGGACAGGCGTTTAACTATGTAGCCTTCGATGAGCTTACCCAATGGCAGACACCCTTCGCTTGGAATTATATGCGCTCAAGATTACGTACTGCAAACAAAGACTTAGGGCTTTATATGAGAGCCACGACAAACCCGGGTGGAAGTGGACACTCTTGGGTAAAGAAAATGTTCATTGACCCTGCAGCACCGAACACTGCATTCTGGGCAACGGACATTGAGACTAGCGAGACATTAAGATACCCCTCAGGGCATAGCAAAGCTGGAACGCCCCTGTTTAAGCGTAAATTTATACCCGCTAGTCTCTTCGACAACCCGTACCTCTCTGAGAGTGGTGACTACGAGGCGATGCTTTTATCACTACCTGAACACCAACGCAAGCAGTTGTTAGAAGGTAACTGGGACGTAAACGAAGGAGCAGCTTTTCCTGAGTTTAATAGACAAATACACGTTGTAGACCCCTACGATATACCTTCAGGGTGGACAAAGTTTAGGGCCTGCGACTACGGTTATGGAAGTTATACAGGCGTTGTCTGGTTTGCTGTGTCACCTAGTGAGCAGCTTATTGTATACAGAGAGTTATATTGTTCTAAGGTTACTGCTACAGATCTAGCTGATTTAATACTAGAGGCTGAACGTAATGATGGTGCAATAAGATACGGTGTGTTAGATAGCTCCCTGTGGCATAAGCGAGGAGACAGCGGCCCGTCCTTGGCTGAGCAGATGAATCAGAAGGGTTGCCGTTGGCGTCCATCTGATAGATCAAGAGGCTCACGGGTTGCAGGTAAAAATGAGCTTCACCGCCGTTTGCAAGTAGATGAGTTTACTGAGGAACCAAGACTCGTTTTCTTCTCTACTTGCACCAACACTGTGGCACAGCTACCTAGCTTGCCTCTAGACAAAAGAAACTTTGAGGATGTGGACACACACGCAGAAGACCACTTGTATGATGCAATAAGATATGGTATAATGACTAGACCAAGAAGTTCTTTATGGGATTTTGATCCTTCAACACAACGAAGCGGTTTTCAAGCTGCTGATTCAACGTTTGGATATTAAGCATGGCAAAAAACGAAAACGGACAGACAGAACTATTTGAGACAGAAGAAGTATCTGTTATTCAAGACGGTGACGAACTTAATACGGGCAGCGTAGTAGACTACATTTATTCTAGGTTTAAACGTGCAGAAGACGCAAGACAAACAGATGAGCTTCGCTGGCTACGTGCTTACCGTAACTACAGGGGCCTGTATGGCTCAGACGTACAATTCACTGAAACTGAGAAGTCTCGTGTCTTTGTTAAGGTAACTAAAACTAAAACACTAGCAGCCTATGGTCAGATCAATGACGTACTATTTGGTAACAACAAGTTTCCGCTTACTGTAAATCCTACAGTCCTACCTGACGGTGTGTCTGATTCCGTACATATTAACATTGACCCTAACGCTGAAGCAGGTCAGGAAGCTCTGTCTGCAGCATTTGATGGTGAGCCTAACATATCTTTCTTGTTTGATCCTAATGAGAAACTAAAACCGGGTGAGACTATGTTCACTCGCATGGAGCGACTAGGCCCACTTAAAGACCGCTTGGAGTCCTTAGGCGATAAAGTTATGGAAGGTCCGGGTACTACTGCTAGTACTGTTACATTCCATCCAGCTATGATTGCAGCTAAGAAGATGGAGAAGAAGATACATGACCAACTAGAAGAGAGTGGCGCTAACAAACAACTGCGTCATACATCCTTCGAGATGTCTCTATTTGGTACAGGTATTATGAAGGGGCCATTCGCCGTAGACAAAGAGTATCCTAACTGGAATGAAGAGTCAGGTGAGTATGACCCTCTAATCAAAACCGTACCATCTACTAGCCATGTATCTATATGGAACTTCTACCCTGACCCAGATGCATACAACATGGATGAAGCTGAGTATGTAGTTGAGCGTCACCGCATGACACGCTCACAGATGCGTGGCCTGAAGTCCCGTCCTTTCTTTCGTGAAGAGTCTATAGATGACGCCATCCGTATGGGTGAGTCCTACGACAAGAAGTACTGGGAGCAGGACATGGAGGATGATGCTACTAACACTGCATCTCCTGAGCGTTATGAGGTACTAGAGTTCTGGGGCTTTGTTGATACAGAGATATTAGAAGCTAATGGTGTTCCTATCCCTAAGGAGCTAAAGGATACAGAGCAAGTAAACGTAAATGCTTGGATCTGTAACGGCAAAGTACTACGTCTTGTGCTTAACCCATTCAAGCCTACACGCATACCTTACTACGCAGTACCTTATGAGCTAAACCCATACTCATTCTTTGGTGTAGGTATAGCTGAGAATATGGATGACACACAGACTTTAATGAATGGTTTCATGCGTTTAGCGATTGATAATGCTGCACTTTCTGGTAATTTGATCATTGAAGTTGATGAGACTAACTTGGTTCCGGGCCAAGACTTAAGTGTGTATCCGGGTAAGATTTTCCGCAGGCAGGGGGGTGCTCCGGGTCAAGGCATTTTTGGGACTAAGTTCCCCAACGTTGCAGGCGAGAACATGCAACTATTTGACAAGGCAAGGGTACTAGCAGATGAAAGCACAGGATTTCCTAGCTTTGCACATGGGCAAACTGGCGTTTCAGGGGTTGGAAGGACTGCTTCTGGTATTAGTATGCTTATGTCTGCAGCTAATGGATCTATTAGAAATGTTGTTAAGAATGTAGATGACTACCTCATAGGCCCTCTAGGACGAGCCTTCTTTGCTTTCAACATGCAGTTCAACTTTGACAAGTCTATTAAGGGTGACTTAGAGGTTAAAGCTTCTGGTACTGAAAGCCTAATGGCTAACGAAGTACGCTCACAGCGTTTGATGCAGTTCATAGGTGTAGCATCTAGTCCTACACTGCAGCCATTCGTAAAGTCAGACTATATCATTCGTGAGATAGCTAAGTCTATGGACCTAGACCCAGATAAGGTAACTAACTCTCTGAGTGATGCTGCAATCCAAGCTGAGATCCTTAAGAAGTTCGCACAGCCACCAGCAGCCCCACCAGTGCCTGAAGGCGCTCCTCAGGGGCCTCCTATGCCAGAAACACCCGGCGCACCAGGATCGGCTCCTGGACAGGCTGGGGTATCAGTGAGTGATACTACAGGCGCAGGCGGTGGTAATATCGGTACAGGTACAGCACCTATTCCGGGTGAGCAAGGGTTTACAGGTACATAATCGTGGACAGCCAACTTAAAAAGATAGTAAATGATAAACCTGTATGGGATGCATTAGTTGCAACCTTAAATGATAAGATAAAAGATGTTCACAGAAAGCTAGAGCAAGAGACTACGATGGAGAGTATGTATCGTGCTCAAGGTGAGATTATGGCACTACGTAGATTAACCTATTTAAGGGATGAAGTAAATGGCCCGTCAAAGTAAAAAATTAAAAGAACCACAAGTCCCAGAAATGGATGCTATGCTACTAGAAGAGCAAGTTGATCCTGTGAGTGGTAACACTGCACCTTTAGGGGCCTTGCCTGCTGAAGTACGTGATGACATAGACATTTTAGTAAGTCCCGGTGAGTTTGTAATTAATGCTGCTACTGTTAGGTACTTCGGTCAAGAGTTCTTTGATAGCCTGCAAGACACTGCTGAAGACGGCTGGGAACGTATTGCATCTACAGGTGACTTGCCATTTCGTGATGATGAGCTAGAGTTTGAAGAAGGTGATGATGCGCCTAAAGTAGGCTTTGATGAAGGTGACATAGTTGAGGAGGGTGACGGTCTAGGTAGCATAGACTTTCCTTCTATACCTGAACCTGTAGGCGGCGGCTATGGTGGTTACGGCGGTAGCAGTTCCTCCTCTAGTAGTTACGACTTTAAGGTATACTCCAACGCAGCAGGAAGAGAAGTGCGTGTATACTTCTATAATGGTAGACCGCTAACTAAGATACCTGAAGGCTATGAAGAGGGCGGCACTCAAGGCGATGAAACAGTTGGGGAAGCTGTTGCACGAGTAGTAGAGGCAAAGGATGATGATGATAAGTGGGCTAGACAGGCTGGCGTAAGCTCAGGTGCTACACCTCAAGAAATCTTTAATGCAATGGGCATAACACAAAATGGTGTAGACAAGAGTGTAGGCTACTGGAACACAAACCCAGATACGTGGACTTCTAGTGATTGGGCAAGCTACAACAAAACGGTAGGTGGCTCATTCCAGATACCCGGTACAGACATTAAGATAGACCCAGCGCAAGCTATTATGACAGGCATAATTAGCACGGCATCTTCTGGTCTGGGTCTTGCTTTTAGTTACGGCATGAACGTAGGCAAAGATAAGATGGCTGCAAAGGCTAATGCGTCAGCCCTAAGTATGATTAATAATGGTATGTACGGAGGATCAGACCCAAGAACTGTTTTAAACACAGCTTACTCAACAGGTGTAATGTTAGGTACAATAACAGAAAACACAAGCTTTAGTGATTGGGCCAAAAAGACTCTTGATAGCCAGACTATACCTGAAGTAAATACAAATCTAATGAATCAAAGTAGACCTATGAATAAAAG